CTTAAAATCTATATGCGAGTATTTAGCAGGTGCTAAAAGCTCAGCTTGCTTCTCTACCCTTTGTGGGTGCCCTTTGGGTAATAAGTCTAAATCAGTGTTATAAGCTTCTTTTCTCTCACCTGTGCCTACTAGCTTTAAAAAAGTTTTAACTCTAGCTAAGGCCCATTGGGTGCGAGTCATGCCAGGCCTGTGAGATACAGAGAAAGCACCTGCACCACGCCTAAACACAGCCTTAAGCATGCCCATATCCACCTGCTTACTCTTGGCATTATATCTATCATTATGCTTGTCGAGTAAGTTTTTAATAGCTGTCTCAGCTTGCTTGCTAATGGCTATGCCACCTCTTGCACCTGATGCAGAGCCTTTAGGGTTTTTAGATGAACCCTTGATCTGATCTTTTTTAGGTGCAGGTGTTTGGGCTTGTGTTTTAGCCATTGCGCTTACTCCTAATTAACTGCTCAGTAAAAGCAGTTAAGCCCTTACTTGTAGAGGTACGCTCAATGGCTGATCTACTTGCTTCCTCTGGCAAGTCACCTGCGCCTAGTCTTTCTCTAATAGCACGCTCGAGCTCATCATCAGGTGTTAAGATACCTGCTTGTACTAGCTGTGGAAGCATGCCCATACTCTCTGCTAGGTCATCAGTATCAAGCCCAGTGTGAGTGAGCTTAGGTAATTTGCTTGCATCTACTGCGCCATAATTCCATCTGATCAATCTGCCAATGGTGCCCCCACCTCGCCTATCAATTCCACTGATAGCAGAGGCTACAATATCACAGAGATTAATGGCAGCACGTCTAAATATGCTTAGATGTATCTCGCCTACTGACCTTGCACCTGTCTCAGTATTACCAAGGTCTGCAAACTGAGTTAAAAAGCTAGATGCTATTTGGCTATCACATAATTTAATTATATCTAAAGGGCCTTGTGAGTATAAATAAGGGCTAGTCTCATAGCTCTCAAACTTAACTACACTATTCTCTACTAGATAGCTTTGCTCAGTAGCTAAGAAAGCTTGGGCCTGGCCCTCAGCTTCATCTATCATAGCATTAACATCTGCATCAGTGAGCCCTTGCATTTCCGCCTGTGATCTATCTACTACTACTTTAGGAGTAGGCACAGCCCACCTATCCAAGCCCACACACATTAGATTAGATGTTCTTTGCTTGGTACGCCACCACCACCACACAGGGCGCAGCATACCAACGCCCTCAAAGTTACTGCCTGTTTTGTTCAGTGTGAGCAGTAAAAGCTTGTTAGCAGGTATGGGCTCGGGTGTGTAAGTGGTGCCTACTATATTCTGTATAACACCATCTAACTGCTGTGAGTCACGAGAGAGCCATTTATTATGCGCTGATGGCTCACGATCTGCATACTGATCTAGCCATACTTTAATACGCCCTTTACTGTCTGGGCCTACCTTGTATATCTCCTCAGCATACCTGTAGCCCAATGGCACAAACTCAAAAAGGTAAGCAAGCTGATCCTCAAAGCTTAAGCTCATCTGCCCAGAGTAGCCATCAAAGCCATAGGCCTCATTAGCAAAACGGGCTAGCTCATCTGCCACAGGGTCACCATCAAGGCCTGACTCAAAACGCCATGAAGCACTAAGCAATGTTTGCCTAAGCATGTGCCATGAGCGCCTAACTATGGGGTCTGTCCTAAGCATCTCCTCAGCTTCCTGCACCCAATTTAGGCCAGTAAGTCTAGGGTTTTGCTCTTTACCTGCTATGGCACCACCATTAAGCTGTGTGCCTGTAATGCCCTTAGTCCTAAACTGTGGGGCTAAGGCGCGCATGTGCTTTGGGTTTCTATCTGCTGTGCTCATAGTACCCCTGTATAGATTAATGGGCTCTAGATGCATTATAAGCACAATTTAATTATTTAGCAATATATCTATTTTTTTGCTTGCTTTACCTTGTTAACACTGTTAACATGATCAACTGTCTGACTGATAGGGCTTAGTGTTTTACTAAGGGTGCTAAGCCTTGTTTAACCATCTTGTTTAGTTTAACTCATTAACAGAGTCTAGAACACATAAGGCTAAGCAAGATGGTTAAGCTTTTATTAACTCGCTAAATAGTTTAGGGTGCCAGAGTTGAACAAACAGCCCTGCACCTTTTTTGTGATTTTTGAGGTGTAGGGCTTTTTGCTTTAAGTCCACCGCTTAACATCAGGATGTAAAACCACATCATCCTCTTTGTGCTGTGTGATTGGTGGCTTGTCACTAAACATGCTGAGCTTGTTAATGATGGCTGTCTGTAACTCAAATAATTGATCATGCTTCATCTGCATCTGTATCTGTGCATCTCTCAATCGAGCTATCAGCGCCTCTCTGTCTGCATTAGCTGAGGCAAGCTTATCCTTAAGCTCCTCTACCTCTGATGGGTCACGTCCTGAGGCTATAGCCATCATGCTGCTTATTGAGCCTGTGACCATACCCAAGATGCCTACTAAAACATCTCTATTCTCATCTACTATCTTCACGTAAGTGAGAAACAAGATGAGGCCTACTACTATGAGTAAGAACACCACACTAAACCACCATCCTCTACGTGCTTTCTCATCTCTTGTTATCTCTTTAGCAGTTTGCTTTTTTTGCTCAGCCATTTAGCAACCTCATTAATCTTGTTATCCATAGCATTAAAGTATCAAGCCAGTAAAAGTAATCATCAAGCCCCATCATAAGGCGTGAATGTTTATTACTCAATATGGGAAAGGCCACCAAGCAAAACCACAGGCAGAGGCCAAAGGCTAAGCGATACATAACCCACGCAAGCCACTCCTTAAGTTTTCTATCTCTCATCCTGCTCTTGATCTTCCTAGGCCCTGCCACCTTTTTTGCTTTCTCAGATGATGGTGGAGGCTGTAGACTCTCAATGGTAGCACCTACTGTGTAAATAAGCTGAGGCTTTCGAACGCCCTTAAATCTATACTCGCCTGCTAATGCATAGCGTGTGTTTTTAGGTGTAAAGGTATTGGTACGCCTCTTAACTGCAAGCATGGCCTCCACTGTTAAAAGCACCTGCCCTGCTTGGCATAAACTCATGGTACGTGCTGCTATATTCTTTGAGATACCCTCGAGCTCTACTGATTTAGCACCTACCATAGTGTGTAACTCATCTTGCTTGACCTCTACCACCTTGCCCCAATGCACACCAATCCGAGCGCCTAACTTGGTCTTAGCTGGGATGCTTTGCTGATAATGTAGAGCAAAGTTAACTGCATCTATCGGCCTGTCAAAGCTGAGTAAAAAGCCATCTGATCTATCAATCTCTCTGCCATTAAACTTATACACTAAAGATCGAGCTAGCTTATCATGGTACTGTAGCCACCTGGCACCCTGCATGGCTCCGACCCTTTGGATAAATGCAGTGGAGCCTATGAGGTCTAATAATACTATAGCTAGGTATCTCTCTGTGTATTCCACATCACGCCCCTTAAAAACTCTGCTTGTTTGCTCTACCTATCCTCACCTTACGCTTATTATTTATATTACCTGCGCCTCTAGCTCTAGGTGTATATTTTCTAGAGTCTACTATTGAATCATGCCAGTTAAACATAATGCAATCATACCTAAGCGCATCAAGTGGATCCTCACGCCCATCTTTTTTAGGCTGTTCTTTATTATCCCATGAGTAGCTGAGTAGGGCTTTTCTCAAGCTATTGCCTCGGGCCCTCTCTCCTAAATCCCACACCTCTTTAGTGATGAGGTATTTCTTAGAATCAAAGGCACGCTTAAGGCGTTGGATGCCATTAAGTATATCCACTCTAATAGGGTCTGATGTATTTCTAAGATGCATACCTAGGCCACCCTGTGCAGGTGGCTTGCGCATTGCCCTAAAAGCACTCTGCCCTGTCTGGTCATTGCGAGCCTTGCCTGCTTTGTCAGCCACCCCATCATCAAGCCATATCTTAGGCCCATTGGCTTGGGCTTTGAGTGATCTAGGCCACGCCACTTTAAGTATCATCTCAGCTAGTTGGGCTGTGGTCACCTCAGCAGGATTAATCTCATGGCAAATAACAGATGCTTGTAACTCATCATCATAGACCATAATTAAAACAGATGGCTTTCTAAATCCCCAGTCTATGGCTATGCGCCCTGTCATAGTCTCCTTATACTGCCATCCCTCTACTATATGGTTATGAGTAAACTCATTATAGATAAGACCTGTGGGAGGTGCAGGCTTATTCATCACCATGGCCTCACGCTCAGCCTCGGGCAGCATCTTGGTAGCCTCAAACCATGCCTCTGATAGATTAGCTTGATTAACATAGCTAGTAAAAAGTAAAGGCTGATAGCCTGCCTCCTCTGCCATGTTGCACCACCAAGCATCTGCCACAGGTAAACCCACTAAGATCATAATAGGGCTCGGGCCTGCTCTTAAACGCCCTAAGGCTTTATGGGCTACCTCTGCTGTTAATGTTTGGCACTCATCTATTAAGCATACACCACTTGTTATATTTAAACCCTCTAATGGATTATGGGTAGCCTCTCGAGTGCCAGGCCTAAAGTAAGATCTGCACCACACTGTACTGCCTGTATGTGTATCAGTCCACAGCCTCAAAGTATGATTATAAACCCATCCAAGTGGCTCAAGCCATTTAGCAATCTCAGGCATGAGCACAGAGTTATATCTAGGCGTTGTATCTGTGATTAGTAAGCTGCTACATCCTGCACGCCACTTGCTAACAGTGAGCAAGCTAAACACTAAGGCAGATGTTTTGCCTGAGCCCCACCCACATCTAGCAGAGATAACCTCATCTTGATTTATTATCTTGTTGATTATCGACCTTTGCAGTTTATTGAGTTGAATCTGCATTTAGTCCTCATCATCAGTATTACCCATGGCCTGCTGTATCATGCTTAGTACCTCAGCCTGCCCATTGGATTGATTAATTGTTACCTCAGTTTCTCGCTTAGCAGACCACCTATCTGGGAATCTTCTCTCGAGTAACCAAGCATAAGCACGCCAGTCCATCTTAGCCTCACCAAGTGCTTTTATCTGAGCTATCTGCACAGCTTCTGCAAAGTCCTCAGCAGTCTCTACCTCGGTCTTAAATTGCTCATCTTCTTTTAGCCATGTGTAAAATGTGGTTTTAGCAATACCTGCTTGAGTGATGGCACTAGCTTGGCTCATGCCTTGCCTCAGATTATCTAGCAATCTCTCTACTCTCTCAGGTGTTTTTTTAGACTTGCGCCCTGCGTTGCTCTTTTTGCTCATAATGTTCTCTCAGTGCTGATAACAGTGTTTTCTCTATATGATTATAAAGCTCGGCAGACTCTTTGGCTAGATCTGGGCCATGGTTATCTATAAGCTTGCGCCTTAGCTTAGCTAGTATCTCTATTGCGTGCGTGTTAGATGGTGCTTTAATTTCCTTATTCATATCAATTAACCCCACGCATAAAGCCAGTTTTCAATAGCTGATTTAGAGTAAGGCTTGCCAGTGTGCTTATTGATATAGCCAAGCTCAGCAAGCTTCTTACTAATAGCAGTAGGGTAATGCTTACCGTCTGCTAATTCCTCTGCCTTAGCCTTAGCCTCGGTTAAATGTCTTGGCTCAATCCCACCAAGCCACTGATTAACCCTGTGCATGCCATAAGGCTTGCTAGTTTTAATGTTAATAAATCCATCTTGCTTTAATAATTGAGCCACCTCTTTTAGTTTATGGCCCTTAATTCTATACTCAATAGCCTTAGCCTCTGCTATTGCATCCATATCTACATCAGGCTTAATATCTCTAATGTGCTTATCGACTAAGCTTTTAGACCATGGCTTTTTAGTATAAGGATTACGATAACCCAAGGCAGCAAGCTCATTAACCACATGCTTATTAAGCAGACCCTTACGTTTTAGTTTAATAGCCATCTTAATGGCATCTTTTTTATTAGTGTTCATTTAAACCAAGCCTCCATAGAATGAGGAAATAAATCATTTAGCTCTTGCTTGATAGCTCGGGCCACCTCTTGCGCTTCGGGCTGTGCATGCTCTGAGTCTCTAAGCTTGATAAACTTAACCCAGTTAAGCAGGTTACCTGTCATGTAAAAAGAGGTATGCATAGCCTGCGGCAAAACAGCCCTTGCCTGCTCTCGAGCTACGCCCTTAGTAATTAACTGCTTATAGGCTGACCATGCATAATCTATGGCATTATCATATACCTCAGCATTAAACTCTTGATCATTAGCAAGCCCATCAGAACACTGTAGATTTTTAGTGGCCTGTGCTCTCATGTGATCAGGTGCCCAAAACTCTATCTTTTCTGATGTGTAACGCCTGCTCACCTCGTTATAGCTAAAAGTCCTGTGCCTCATTATCTGCCTGGCTATAAACAGTGGACATTTAATGTAAAAGGTAGCAGTGCAATGCTCAAAGGGTGATGTGTGCCCATGGTCTGCTAAATAGTTTAGCAGCTTAATATCTCTCTGTGTTAGCTCGGGCTCATCAGCAAGCTGATTAAATGAGACTCTGGCAGAGTTAACTACAGCTAAATCTGTGCCCATTGAATTGATAAGCTCACAGCTAGTAAGTGTGTAAATCACCTTAATCTCCAAAAGTTAAGTTTTGTTAATTTGTCTATAATTCTGTCGATATTAGCTTTTAACTCTCCAACTTGATTCAAATTAGATTGTAGCTCTCTAATGTAATTTAAGTTAATCTCAATAGCTTGACCTTGTAACTCTACTACCTGCTGTAAAAACTGAGTGTGTGATTGCTCATTTACAATAACTGCAGGCTTATTCTGTGGCTTAGTTTCTATGCCAGTAAATAAAGAGTCTTGGTCATATTGTGTGCCAAGCTGTATTTCTGCTCTTACTGCATAGTAAGCCTGCTCTCTTGCTTCACAAATTAGATTTTTATCTGGGTGATAAAGAGCAGTTTTTATGATCGAGCGTTGTTTAAACTTATTTAAAATAGGTACATTTTGAGCCCACTGCATTAAGACCTTAAGATTAAATTGAGAGTTAGGCTCATTTGATAAGTTTACATGCTTATGCTTCCTATAATTCTCAACATAAAGAGTATATAAACGCTCAATATATGGCTCAAGAGATAGAGATTGACTCTTTTTAGGTGGCAAATAATTACTAAGCTCTGCCACATAATTAACAGGATTAGATGTTGAAAACACAGCACCATTTTCTATTAAAAACTCTGCTAACTCTCTTGTCTTATAATCTGGTTTATTTGATAAAAGCCACTCACTTAGATTAGATATCTCTTTAAGATGCATGCCAGGCTCACCGATAAGAGTATTGATATCTAAAGGTTTACGTGTTAACTTGCTCATGTTTATTTGACTCCTTAGAGGTCTGTTTATGTAGAGGTGTGCATAAGCAGGCCTCTAGTAGTTTTAGTTTATGGCTTACTTACGCCATGAATCATTATTAGGTATTGGATAACTCCAAGGGTTACCACTTGGCTCTACTGTGACCTGTGGTTCTGGGCTCATAAGCTCAGATGATGGATGCTCAGTAGATGAGTTTGATTTATCAAGCACTCTGAATAGATCTGCTTTTACATCCCACAGCCTACGCCCCTCATGCTCATAGCTCACCAGTTTACCCTCAACATAAACTAGCTTGCCTTTTCTGCATTGGCTTACTGCTCTCTCGGCTGTGAGCCCCCACACTTTAACATTATGCCATTCAGTCTCTGTTACCCACTCACCTGCATTATTTTTATAGTTAGTATTGGTGGCTAAGGTAAACCTTGCATAGCTACTGCCCTGAGTCTTCTTTAGCTCTGCATCTTTGCCCACATTGCCCACTAGTGTTATTCTGTTTACTGTCATGATCTTTTATACGCCTTTTGATATCGAGTATCTGATTTGCAAAGTGATTAGCACTCTCTGCTGCCCTTGGCAGATGCCTCTGTGAGTCCCAAAACTTGTAATAGATTTGGCACTGCTCTAGGCTCATTTCTAGCTTTTCTCTCTCGGTTAACATACTGCTTAGCCCCTGCATCAAAGAAGATCTTAGCTATTCTAGACCTAGATTGATCATAGTCTCTAGATAAATCATCTAGCTGGGATAATTCAGCATCTGTTAATCTGATGCCTATAACTGTAGTTTTCTTATCTGCCATAATGTCACCTCAACTATATAACGTTTTAGTTAAGCTAGGTTAACACTGTTAACAATAAAAAACAAATTAAATGTCAGGCCTGCAGTAGACATCTGAGCTCATCCCCTAGTCAATACAAACCAATTCTATAAAAAAAGGTTTTAAAAATAAAAAGAAATAAGATGCAGACCTGACTCAAAAAGGATGGCTGTTATAAACTAGATTTCTATGTGTGTCGATAGGTTTTTAATTAGAGGCCCATGATAATAATAGCAGCCAAGCTGTAAGAAGCGCATAAACTGCAGG